GTTTGGGGTTTGGGGTTTGGGGTTTGGGGTTTGGGGTTTGGGCCTCAGATGCTGTCGGACGACATGAAATCCACCACCGGCATCTACGATGCGGCGCTCGGCAACAGGTCGAATGAAACGTCAGGGGTTGCCATTGGAGCGCGCGTCGAGCAGGGCAATCAGGCCACATACCATTTCACCGACAACCTTGAGCACAGCCTCGAGCACGCTGGCCGCGTGATCCTCGATATGATCCCGAAAATCTACGACACCGAACGAACGTTGCGCCTGATGGGCGAGGATGGCACGGAAACGGAGATGGAGATCAACAAGCCCGCCGTTTCGTATGCCGGCGAGCAGATGATCTATAACGACCTGACGCAGATGAAGCTCAAATCCGTCAGGGTGATCATGGGGCCGTCTTACGCGTCGCGCCGCCAGGAGGCCGTCTCCCAGCTTACGCAGTTGATCCAGGCCATGCCGCAACTTGGCCAGATCAGCGGCGACATCATTGCGCGCAATATGGACGTTGAAGGGGCGGAGGAGCTGGCACAGCGCGCCAAGGCGCTTCTCCCGCCGCAGCTTTTGCATATGGAAGATCCGCAGGCCGTTGCGGCACCTCCGCAAGACCCCATGGCTGAGATGCAGGCCCAGGGTCAGGCACAGGCCATGCAGTTTGAATTGCAGAGCGCCGAGGCGACCGCTTCCCAGCAGCAGGCCAAGGCCGAACAGGAAGCCGCCAAGGTTCAAGGCGTGCATCTCGATAATGCGTTGAAGTTGAAGAAGTTGCGTGAGCCTACACAGCAGCCGCAGCGGCCTGAGTTTGGCCGGCCAGCCGGACGTTAAATCAAGAGGACAATATGGATCTTACCATTCCGGCGCCGCAAGGCAGCACGGACACCGCCGCGTCGCAGGTTACGGCGCAAGACGTGCAGACGACAACTCCGCAGGCGGAAACGCCCGCAGGACAGCAGCCGCAGGCAAAAGAGCCCGCAGGAGCCCAGGACCAGACCGCGAGCGATCAGACCGATCAATCGCAGGACGATGACAAGCCAAAGACGTGGAAGGAAAAGCGTCAGGAACGCAATCGGCAGCGCTGGCAGGAATACAAAGAAGCCAAAGCGGTCATTCCGCAACGGCTGGCCATGCTGGAAGGCGAGGTTGCGAGACTGCGTCAAACGTCCCCGCCGGATTTCTCACAGATCGTAGACCCAACCGAGGAATTGGCAGAGCGCACAGCCTGGAAAGTCCGGCAGTCGCAGGCGGAAGACACGGAAAAGCGTCTCACCCAGGAGCGTGAACGCGCCGCATTGGAAGATCAGCAGCGCATGAAGGATGCGTGGTCTGAGGCCGTCGAAGATGCGCGCGACCGGATGCCTGATTTCGATCAGGTCGTCACAAAGGACACGCCCATTCACGCACGGGCTGCACCCTACATCGTGGAAAGCGATCTGGGTGCTGAGATCGCTTATTGGCTTGGCAAGAACCCAAACGAGGCCCGGGCACTTTTCAACAAATTCGAGTCTGCACCCAATCAGGCCCTTATCGAGCTTGGCCGTATCGAAGCGCGTCTCAGCGCGCCAGAACCCAAGCGTGTTTCAACAGCTCCTAGACCGGCTCAAACCTTGAGCGGCGGCGCAAATCCCCTGGCCTTCGATCCGGGCCGGGCGAGCACCGACGATATGGCTGCCCAGCTTCGCAAGGCTGGCATCATTCGCTAGGGCCATCTCTTAGACAGGACAGACCACGATGGCTAACAACACCTTGACTGCGGACGTGATTGCCAAGATCGCGCTGCCCATCCTCGAAAACGAGCTTGGTGTCATTAACAAGATGTACCGCGCGCACGAGGAGGAATTTTCTTCGACCGTGAACGGCTACAAAAAGGGCGACACGATTTCGATCCGCCGCCCGGCTGACTTCACGATCCGCTCCGGCGCGACCATGAGCGCTCAGGATGTGATCGAAGGCAAGACGACGCTGGTTGTTGACCAGCAGATCGGCATTGATTTCCAGTTCACGTCAACGGACTTGACCTTGAAGGTCGAGGACATGGCGGAACGGATCATCAAGCCCGCCATGAGCCGTATTGCCCACGAGCTGGCGTCTGACGTGCTGATCCAGATGTACCGTGGCACGTATAACCTTGTGGGAACGCAGGGCACGCGCGTGGATAGCTTCAGCGATTTCTCCAAGGCCCCCGAGCGCATGGACGAAATGGCGATCCCGTCTGACAATCGCCATGCAATTTTGTGCCCGTCCGATTTCTGGGGCCTGGTTGGATCGCAGACGGCGCTTTATGCACCTAGTCTTGTGGGTAGCGCATACCGTTCCGGCGATCTTGGCGACCTTGGCGGCCTTGCCACGATGATGTCGCAGGTCACTCCGGCGCATACGGTCGGGCCTCTGGGTGGAACGCCGCTGGTCAACGGCGCAACGCAGAACGTCAGCTATGACACTGCCAAGAACGCCTGGACGCAGAGCCTGATTACGGACGGCTGGACGGCTGCTGCGGCGTCTCGTGTCAAGGCTGGCGACGTGTTCACGATCTATGCGGCTGGCACGTCTGGTGCCAAGCTCAAGATGGTCAACCCGAAGACGAAGGTTGCGACGGCGATTGATCAGCAGTTTGTCGTTATCTCGGATGGATCTTCGGATGCGTCCGGCAACCTGACGCTGACGATTTCGCCGCCCATCATCACGTCCGGTCCATATCAGACCGTCAATGTGGCGCCGGCCGATAACGCCGGTCTCGTGTTCGACGGCACGGCGTCCACGGCCTACCGGCAGAACCTTGCGTTCCACAAAAATGCAATGGCGCTGGCGGTTGTGCCGATGGAAATGCCGCCTGCAGCTTATGGCGGAACGCGCCAGAGCTACAAGAACCTGTCTGTTCGCCTGATCCCGACCTACGACGCAACGAACGACATCTCGAAATGGCGCTTGGACCTGCTTTACGGGCGCAAGCTCATCGATCCGCGCCTGACCGTGCGTTTCGCTGGCACCTAACACGCATTTGAGGCGGGCTGTCGTGGCCCGCCTCTCTTTCAGGGGGATCGATGGCGACACAGACGCAGATCTGCGAACGGGCTCTCAAGCGGATAGGGATTATCCAGGCAGGTGCATCGGCATCAGCCGTGGATATTGAGGACGCGGGTGAGGCCCTTGGCGCGATGATTGAGAGCTGGAATGCAGAAGGGCTGAGCGGCAACACTCTTCCGTTCGACGGCCGGTTCGAGCATGGCATCGTCGCCATGCTGGCCGTGCGGCTGGCTGAGGACTACGGGGTTTCTGTCGGGCAGGTTCTTGCGCGTGACGCCGACAACGCTTGGAAGGCCATTCAGGCCGCCTACTTTGTCGTTCCCAAAAGCACGTTTGAGACAGCTCTCACAAGCACAGGACCGGATTGCTCAGACACCTATATTCTTGGCGACGCCCATGACTATGCCGATTGGCAACCCGATACCGTTTATGCGGCCCGCACGTTCGCGGTGAACAATTCAAACCTCTATGAGGTCGTGACGGCTGGAACGTCAGATTCAAGCGGCGGTCCGGCCGGAACCGGAACGGCCATTACGGATGGCACTGTGACATGGTGCTGGCGGAGGGTAGTGGAATGACACTCGTCCCAGTCTCCATCGCCACGCAGACCAATAACGCACGTTTCAAGATGGAGGGATCGGCGCGGCTCCTGAACTGCTATGCCGAGCAGACCGGCGACGACGCCAAAGCGCCTCTGACGGTCTATGCCATGTCAGGCCTTGACGTGTGGACCACGGTCCCGGCAACGGGGACGGCTTCCGGCGTGACGGGCGTGCGCGCCTTTCTGGCGACGGATGATTATCTCTATGTGGTCGCTGGCCGCAACGTGACGGCCATCGATGCGCTTGGCGCTCAGACGGCCATCGTCACGCTGCCGGCCGATGGCGATGTGTATCTGGCCTCCAACCGGCGCTCGCCTACGCCACAGGTTGCACTGGTCTCGGACGGAACGGGCCGGATCATCACGGGTACGTCGATTGCGACGATCTCGGATGCCGATCTGCCAGCCCCAACGAGCGTCGGCTATATCGACGGGTACTTCCTGTTTCCAACCACGTTTGACCGGGTGTTCATTTCCGCCGAGGATGACGGCACCTCAATCGCTCCGCTCGATTACGGGCGGGCGCAGAAAAACCCGGACGCAACGCTGCACGCCATCGGCGGCGAGCGTGACGCCATGATCTTTGGCGCAAAGTCCATTGAATGGTGGTCCAACAGCCCGGATGGCAGCGGAAATTTTCCGTTCACGCCAATCGCCTCGATCAACCTGGGGTGCGCTGCGGCCAAGACGATCGTGCAGCTCGACCGGGCCGTGGCCTGGATCGCGATGGATGGGACGGTGCGCATTCAGGACGGCTATTCCGGGCGGCGGATTTCCAACCACGCGCAGGAGCGGATGATCGCGAGCGCGACGACAACGATCTACGGATTTGGCTGGAACGACAAATCGACGGTCCATGCCTGGATGGCCTGGACGTGCGAGACATGGACGATCGCCTACAACATGCGAACGGGTC